GTTTTTCCTCCCCATAGGTGGGCATATCTGTTAATTCGGCATGCCCAGTAGCCTGCCATGAGTCGATCCTTCTTTTTATGACATTGGTGTCGAGCAGCAAAGGATTTTCTGGCTTTAGGATTAGAGACTTTTGCACTTAATCCAGGATCACCAAACTGGATCTTTTTTACCCGCTTAGTCGATGGGTTCATCACGTAAACCACATACTTTTTAGATCCACCTCTCATTGGTTTGCCCAATTCAACCTTTCTGCCTTCATACTCGGCCTCATTTAACTGGTCTAATTCAAACACAACGTCAAGCGGAACTTCATTGCCTTCCCACACTGCAAATTTTCCAATATCAGTAGTTGAAAAGAGAATGTTATCTAAGCCTGATAATTTTAGCCTCTTAGATTCAAATAATTCTCTAGCTTCCTTTAATAGATCAAGATGAGATTTACTAAATGGTCGATACACAGATTCGGCAATTGAAAGAGAATTACTGATATGAAAATTTAGACTCTCTGATACTTCTACTGATTGAGATTCATTGATAAATTGAGAATAACTTTTGATCCTAGTTAACATTTTAATTTATTATTTTATTCGAAAGCAGGTCCAGGTTCAGTTTGACCATCACGATCAATCCAATAGTTTCTAATGGTAGTGCCACTTCCTTCTCCTTTTTGTTTGACCCCGAACTGTTGTATAGTGTTTCCTTTAAATCGAGTAGTTTCTTCATTAAATGAAGGATAATAGGTTTCCATACTTAATTGAAAAGATATGGTTACGTCAGTATTATCGTTATAGTTAAAGGTGTATTTTTTGTCCTGTGTTATGCTCTCTGGAAATTTAATCTGTGCTGGAATTCGGACTCCTCGGTATTGAAAATAGACTACTTTATTTTTGTAGTAGAAATCCATAATTTTTTCCATGATCTTAAAAGTCTTGTTTAAGTTGTCAACCTTTATTTTAAGATCGAAACTTAGATCTAGAGGAAGACTGTAGAGCATAGAAGAGTAGGCTTTCATTCTCTTTTCGTTATTCTCGTCCCGTTCCTCTTGAGTAAAAGTTCCTCTTACGAACTGGTTAGTGATGTCTCCTGATTTGATTTGAAAGCTGGTCAATGTGATTATTCCTCGAGGAATAATATCATAATTACCCTCTGCAAATTCAGGATATTTACAGTCATCAGGTAGGTCTACGAAAAAGTCTTGCATGAATCCTTGATTTCCTCCTTGATTATAGAAAAAAGGTATCTCGTGCTTTTCAACTTCTCCACCTCGAATCAGGTCGATTATGATCTCTCGATTCATTAGATTTAAAAGAGCCAAGATTGCATTTCTTAAAAAGATGTCTTGAGTATTTTTATTTACTATATTTTCATGTTTTGAACTTTTCATATTATTATCTGTTTACTGCTATATAGGGTAGGTTTAATTGAGGTTTACAATTATCGATGATGATCAATTTAGACTCATCTTTAATATATTGTTGACTCAGTATAAATTCATGTTCTTCCTCTTTGATCATTGAATTAAAGAGTCGAACATTAGCTAACCAAACATTAGATGACGGTATATAATATTTATCATCGGTTAAGTTGAATTCGGAAACTGGGATCGAGGACGAACTTGTAAAAATTCGGATAAAGTCATTATGATTCATAATATCAGCTAAATCCTCTTTGATTGAATATAGATAGACTCCACACTGTTTAAATTCGTTTGAAATCGAGATGATAACTGCATGCCATTCTCCTGATTTAAAATTGGCTATCGTATAATTTTTTTGAATTCCGTTTAGGTCGACTGAGATATTAAGATCCCCCTCTGGCACGTTTCCAAAATATTTGACAAATTGTCCAGATATTCTGATTCCCTGCTGCAGCTCATTATTATATCCGTTTAGGAATTGAATTGCGTCTCCAGTTTCTGATACATTAAAAAGAGAAGTAAAGGAGAGATTGCAGACGTCAGTCTGATTAAACACAGGGGCCGCTTTATAAATTACTGCAGCCTCTCTGATTTTAAATTTTACCAATTGTTTACTATTGACAGTTGATGTCAGAATCCCTCTCTGCTTCCTAAATGATAGATCGGTATAAGCTTCAATTCTTATATATCTGCCGGGTTCGGAATCACCTACATGATTAGGAATTGAATCGATAGGTGCCCTTAGTCTAACAAATCTAGAAGAGGCATCCTTGATATTTTTATCAGACGTTACCAGTCCATTATTAAGCCATGATTTAAATAGAGGACTGCCTTGATAGGCTAAGATTGTCGCGTATTCGTTACGGTCGCCTTCATTTAAACTTGCCAGATTTTCAAGATTCACACTGAACCTATTAGGAGGCGAGTCTCCGGTTATTTCAAATTCTGATTCAACTGACGAAATCATACCTAGATCGTAATAGTTTTCAATCAAGGAAGCGTAGTTAAAGCTGTATTTTAAAGGTCTAATTATCAAATCAGGATGAATTGCACCTCTAGCTGAGTCGAATCTGCGGCTAATGGTACTATATTGCTGAGGAAGAGTTCCATCTTTAATATCAGATTTTACTGCCTCTCCGAAAAGTTCTTCAGTAGAATTTATCACATTGTCTAAAAAATTTCTAGAATCGTCTGTCAATAACATATCAATATTTGGATTGTACTTTTTAAGAGATACTTTCCAGTATGCAGGCTCCATCATAAATCCTCGATGGAGATAACTTCCTTGTACTTCATACATTCGGTTTATCAATGGAAAGTAGAGAAAATCTCGATACCTAGGATGAGATCCTTTACCAAATATTGATTGAAAATACTGACCATCGACATGTACCTCAAATGGAGTTTCAAAATCCAATCCAAAATCAGTAAATTTAGGAGCATTGCTTGGAAACGTATTCTTCGGTACCAAGATCTTTAGACATTTTCGATCCACATTTTTAAATAGCGTCCATTCTTTAAATATGAAATCGCCGCTGTCAGATTCTGGAACAGTTCTAAAATAGACGACGTCGTGTCCGAACATTTTATTGGCGTATAGAGTCAATTCTTTATAGATCCCAACTGCGCTGTCTACATTGTAGGGTTTAAAGGTAGGATCCCCTTTAGCGACAATAGTGCTACATTTCTCATCCGAACATATAGTCACTGGTGAAATGGTATTTGGAACCGTAGAAACCTGAGAAAATCTAAGTTTAATTTCATTGACTGAGATGATGGATGCCAATTCAGAATTGGTCCCATCATCGTATTCATATTTCATCTCAAAATAGAATGCACTACCCTCGTCAAATATGATATCGTCAGCGTCAGCCAGGTTGCCAGGCTCAACTGGGAACCAAAGAGACCAGTCGGTCAGATTTCTAGAATATCTAAAGGATCGGTTTAAAAATGAAAGATTGAGAGCGGCAGGGCTAGCAAAGGTCAAGTCCTCAACCAGATCCGTAAACCCTGTTATGCCAGAAACTGGCTCCTTAGTAGAGAATATTCGGTAGTTCTTACTAAAGGTTAGAGAGTTTTTCTCTGAATCAATTAGCAGTTTTAGGGTGATCTTTGACATTAACCGGATAAGTTTTTATTATTTATTTAAAAATTTATAAACTGATTGACTTAAAAGCAGTAAAATAAATAATAAAAAGAATCTAACCAGATGAACAGCGAACATGTTTTAGACCCGTTGTGGATTACTAAAGGCAGATCAGGACTGGATCCTGAGTACTACAACTACGTACTTTTAGCCGCAAATAAAAAATACAGAGAAAAGCTAGAAGCAGGGGACATCTCCAGCTTTTATGAAATCTACTTTCACTGTTTAAATCTCAATAACTTAGCGATCGAAGGTAGCATTTTTGAATTCAACATGAAAATGCGCTTAAATGATCCTAAATTAAAAGAGATCAAGGAGAGCCTAAAACACCTGTATCAACTTCCAGAAAATGTAGTTGAGATATTTAAAAATGCTAACTTCCTACTCATCAACCTGTTGATTGACTATCTAGATCAGATTTTAGATACAACTGAAGATACTAAAATGTATTTTGTGAATCCTGAAATTCATTTAGAAAAAGAAATATTTTTAGTTTTAAGCAAAGTTAAGTCGCCCGATTATTCTATTTGGAAGATTAAATTCGATCGTCGATTGAAATTTGGACACTCAGTTGATTTTATTAGAACTGTTCAGTTTGAAGACTCTAAAAGAAGCACCTTAAGCGAAAAAATAAAGGGAATAGGAGACAAGGACTTGAAAGAACTTGTTCCTAACCAAAATGTTTGTTTTGCGGTTTATAAAAATGATATAGATCAAGCAGGATTAGCTGTCAGTCTTCTTAATTCTATAATATTCAATAGAGCAATCTATAAAGATTCAAAATTTGAACCTAATATCTTAAATGAACTATTAGAAATTCTAGAAACCGAAGGCGTTCTTCCTTTTACGATGAGGTCTTGGATTTAAACAACATAGCTAAATGAGCCATGAAGCTGTAGTCCGTTTAGAGTAGGTCCATTGTCAATGCTAATAATTCTCCATTTATTAGTAGTCGTACCTTGCACTATCTTTCCATGTCCAATGACAAGGCCCGCTGTAATTGCAGTACCGAACCCAACAATGAGTCCAGCTCGAGGAACAAGAGGAAGATCAAATTCATAAGTCGCAGAACCAAGGTTAACGGTTACTGCCAAATTAATAGTAAAGTGAACACTTACCGTTCTTCCAACCCTAGACCATACCATACCGATATCATAAGTAGTCGTTCCTAAAGATATTCCAGAGGCTTCAACATTTCCACTTCTAAATAAATCGGTGGATGTTAACACAGGCTCGGCATAAGGAAAAGAAAATGTTTGACTATGATTGTTAGCCGCATCTAATACCAGTTTAGGAGAGCCCGCTCTACTTAATCCAATGTCGCCTGTTGAAGTGTCAGTGTATAAGCCTGAGGTGTCATTTCCCCAAAATGTATAAACGGGAGTAGAAGAAGTAGATACAGCATGCCTAATTAATCCGTTACCTGATGTTGCATTGTCGCCATATACAGTATACGTATCTCTAATTAAAATTTTAGCAAGGCCGTTGATAGATACACCGATTTGATTAGTAGCCGGTCGATAGAATCCAGTAGCTGGGTTGGTTGCAAATACTAGCCCAGGAGCAGACACGCTGCCGTTAGCTAATCTGAATTGATTAAGACTTTGATTGAATGAATCAGTTGCACCTGTTGAATCAACTCTAAAATTCATTGCGATTGAGTTATTAACAACAGCGGCAAGAGTAATAGCGTCAGACTGCATTAGTAGACCATTATGATCCCCTGATCCAGTTGCAGATGGCTGACCTCCGCTTAGCATCACTCCAGGTCGACGAGAAGCAGGAGGACCCGAGAATATAGACCCAGGTCCAAATCTTCCCTGTCCATTCACGTCTAATTTATAAGTAGGTGAAATTCCAATTCCTAAATTTCCCGCCGAAGTTAATCTCATTCTTTCTAAACTTCCAGCATTAAAGAGAAGATTATTTCCTGATGCTTCTAATTGAACAACCGTTCCAGCACCATCTTGTAATTCAACAACGGGATTTCCACTTCCAGTAATATCACCAAGTCGAACTGATCCTCCTCCTTCTGTTACTTGAAAAAGAGCGGTCGGGGAACCTGTTCCAATTCCAACCTTTCCATCTGGAAGAATTCTCATTCGATTAACCGGACCTGCTCCATTTGAAGTTGCAAATTGTATTCCAATTAAAAGATTAGTGGCTCCTTGATATGGATTTATAGAGCTCCAATTAGAATTATCAGTTGAATAAAATCTTACTCCATTCGGAAGAACTGTATTGTTAGACGAAGTATTAGAGAGTCTGACATTTCCATTAATATCTATTCCTAAAGAATTTACAGTAGCTCTTGAAGTTCCACCAATTTTTAAATTAATGTCTGCTCCATTGACCGTATTTAATTCAAGGGCTCCAGTTCCAAGATGAAGCAATTCAGTTATACCATTTACTCCACTATTTCTTCTAAGTCTTGCACCATAATTAGTGTTTGAAGTGTCTCCAATCAAGTCTAACTGTGCAGCGCCATTAGCTGTTCGGTTTGCTCCTATGTTAATTGTAGCGTCCGAAGCAGATCCGTCTCCTACATTTAACACAGCAAAGATATCAGTATCCTGGTTGATGTAGGTTCTAAGATCTAAAAGAAGACCTGACATGCTGGCGTTGCCATCAAGCATGAAGAAATTACCATTGTTTAAGATTGTATTTGCACTTGAGTAATTATAGGCAATTCCAAGATTTGAAACATAACTTTGAAGAGTGAAACTTACACCGTCTGCCACTACATGACTTGCAAATTCTCCTAGTGCTTCTCTAGATCCAATTCTAGTGACTAGATTTCCTTTAAATGGTGGATTTGGAAAAGGTGCCTCGTTATTGTACTTAGCAGTCTTTAATTCAAATACACTATTGAAGTCTATATCAGACAAAGGAGATAGATCAGAGATGCTAGAATTTAGTTTTGAGGTATAGATATAAGTATTTGTATTTGGATAAGTAGCTCCGCCTCCGGTCACGTTTTCAACAAATTGACCCAGTTTAAAATTGTGCTTGATATCAGTAAACAGAAAATTTCCTAGATTGTCAGGATGAATTGTTCCAAAGTCTAGATGAAATCTTCCTGGAACCCCAGTTGAATTGTCAACGTAAATACGCTGCAATGAAGTATATAGATCATCTGGATTTGCTGGAAAATTGGTCACACTTATTAGCCCAGCATTCTCATTAAAGTTATCTAAAAATAGAATATCGTTGTTTGAAGATCCTCCAATAACATCGTTTGTGATATCAGAAAGATTGTTTCCTCGATTTACAAAACGGATAAATTTAGTATCGATACTTGTTCCAATTCCAAGCCCTCTTTCAAAAAGAGCACCTAAACTGCTAAGATATCCAGAAACAACTGAAGAAAAGTTTACAAGTTGACTCCATGTGCTCCCAGTGTACTGCCAAATTGACCCATTCACTGTGTCAATATAGAAATCTAGATCAGCGAGACCAGTGAATGTCTGGGACACAGGTGAACCCGATCCTATAAACCAATTATTTCCTCGATCTCCAGTATCTCCGGTTGATCCCTTAGGGCCCGCAGATCCTTTAGGACCCTTGGGACCAATAGGTCCAGGTTTTCCAACTCCTAATTCTAAAACTTTATTAAAATTAAAATTTAATTTATCAATAGTTATTTCTTGAGAATCGCTATTAAATAATTCCTTTAAATTTATCCTTATTGGCATCTTATATGAATTTAATTTTTATTTTTGGACTGATTAGAGTTCCACCGCTCACTTGTTGATTAAACTCAAAAGACAGTACTAATCTATCAAAATTATTTATCTGTAAATTGTTATTTAGTTTATATCCCAATGTGAACCTTGATTTATCATCTAATCCGTTAACAAACTGAACTGGATTAACTGAACCTGACTGAGTTAAAGATGGATCAATCTTGGTATAAAATTCTACTGATAATGTTTCATATAGTTTTAATATATTGAACTTGATATACTCTTTCACATACGACTCAATAGAGTCGAAGTTACCAATGATCTGATTAGAGTCAACTAAAAATTCTTCAAACTTTTGAGTAATTCCATCAGATATTAAATAACGGGTTAAAACTTTATTGATATTAACAAATCCAGCAATTGAAGTAGGAGTGTTGTAATATACGATTTCAAAGTCATCAATGTTAATTCCGGTAGGAGAACCTACTTCGCTTACTTGAAAATCTTCTAACTCTATTTCAGTTCGTAAATTTATTAGCTTGCCGATAAAGGAATCGTCCTCCTCTATTCTAAGAGTTCCAGGCACTTCTGTTTTTTGAGTTTTAGTTAGGTATTTATAATGAAAGCCATAATCCCAATTTGAGGAAAGTAAAAAGTATTTAGATCTGCCGATTGCTATTTCTCCAGGTATTTCATATCTTGGATCAAATATGCTATCATTTTCAAGAGATAGAATTTGAGAATCTGATACTTTAATATGATTGAAATTATCAATCGTCATAAAGTCGTCGATTAAGATATTTAATCGAGTGTTACTTGAATCCAGTGAATTAATATCGCTAGTGCTAAAATTAAATTTAGAATTAAAGAAGAACAGATCTTTGAATAGAGGAGAGTATCCTCCTTCGTATCTATTTATGGAATAAGTAGTATCTAGAGGAACAGTCGAGTATGCAAATGACACGGTTCCAAGATTTGAGATAGCAGCTGGTATATTAGAATCAGGGTCTGCAATTAGAGCCGAATTTTTAGTGACACTTGATATGTCCGGAACAGTTGAATACCAATTTGGAGAACTAGATTGAACCACTAGATTCCCGTTTAAGGAATAAGAAGAGTATTGAATAAACGGATCTAAGCCATTGACTGCATCTTTAAATGCAGCAAACGACAACTTGTCGAATAGTGATTCATAGTGTCTTTTTCCGCCTACAAGCTGTTTAAATGTATAGTTATCTCTAAAATAAGAACTAGGATAACCGCTAGGAACAAATGAAACTGGTACAGCGGACGTATCAATTAATGCAATATCTACATTTGTAGATAGAGAAATAAAGTTTTCAAATGAAAATTCTACTGGATTAGTAAGTTGAGCGATAAACGTAACAGTCTTATCCAAAAATTGATCAACGTTTAATATTTTATTTCTAGCTATAATTAAGTTATTGTCTTCAAAATTTATAACCTCATCGCTTAACTTAGAAGGATATTCTGGAATAAATGGATTATTTAGAATCTCTATATTATTTCCTGAAGTGAATGCTCCCGTAAAATTAAGATTTAATTTACTGGAGATTTTTATATTTGAAAATCGATCTAGATAGTTGTTAAATTTTTTGTTCTTTAAAGAGTAAAGAAGGGTATGATTTAAATTTCCTATCTCTATTGAATCTACAGTATCAAACTCTATTCTATAATCTCCATTGACTGAGTCATACACGAAAGTAGATGTCCCGGGCCCAGATAGTAAAAAGTTGCTGCCTGGTCCATTAGTAATAATCGAATCGATGGATAGAGGAGGCTGAGGAGTTGACCAATAAGGATCGATCAAATCGATTGATCCCAAGCTTACTTCAATTACTAAAATTATAAATTTAAAATCAGAATGTTCGATAAATTTATAGCTGATTGGAGACTGCTGGTCTTCATTTATTTCCTCTTTTACAGCTCGAAGCAAGCATGTAAATTTATATCCTTCAAATCGATTAGAATTAGGGTTAGGAATCGGTTTTCCATCTGGACCTAATTGATTAATTGAAATATAATCCTTAAATCC